GAAGAGAGCGAACAGACTCCGCCTTAGACAAAGTTGAAAGTTCTTCTCGGTTGAGGACTGAGTTGGGGATCTGGTATCCGCTTCTTCTCAAAATTTGAAGGAGATCATGCGTGGCGTCAGGGTTAGTTGGGTCAATTAATGTAATAGTACACTCGTTCCAAGTAACCTGTCCAGGATAATAGAAGGTGTGGTTGAGGAACTTATGAGGAGTCGCTCCCACTGTAACTGCGGGCTTCGTCACGCTCTTAGCGTAAAACTGACCACTTCCGTCGCTTAAGCCTCCTACACGAACCAAAAATCTAAATGCTCTTTTTGGCTCTAGGTCAGCTGATTTCCAAAATGCCATTATCTATTTTCTCCTTCAAATTTAAATAGTGCGCTTTCTTCTTTAATCATCAAAAGAAGCACCGGTTCTCTGAATAATGAAGTCTAGCGCGATGAACTCAATCGCACGCGCAGGCTGCAAGAAGATCTTCGCATACATGATGTTTCTGTCTACGAGGTCTGGCGTAGTGGTGTCAGCGTCCAAAACAACCTTGAAGTCACTCAATCCGAAGCGAGCCTGAACGTCCGCTAGGAACGGATTCACCGCAGAGGTGAAGCGAAGCCACGTAGTCTCAAGGTTAGGATCAAAGAGCACGTTAGAAGCAATCCTTGAAACTTCCTTCTTGATGAAGATTAGTAGACGACGAACATTGATGCGGTCTAGCGCAGAACGCTGGACTTGAAGCGTCTTTTGTCCGAAGACAACGATGCCTTCACTGGGGAATGTTGCAATCGGGTTAATGTTGGCAGCATATAGGTTGTCTCGGTCCTTAGCGCTTAGTCGTGCCTTGACGCCTGTGACTGGAAGACCAGCAGCGCCATCAGTGAGACCACCGCGTCGGAAGCCTGCGGGGGCAAACCAAAGCTCAGTGTCGCGCTGTGAGCCACCGAAGGTGCCTAGTGCCACCACAGAAGGAGGCATGTCCACAACTCGGCGGTTGCTCGGGTCTGTGATCTGTACCCACGGGAAGTAGGCGCAACCATAGCTTGAGTTTATAGAGCGCGCGATGAGCGTGTTAATAGCCTGCGTTACATCGGGCTTGCGGTCAGCGGCGGACTGCGTGTTCTCAAACTTCGGAGTGTATGCATACTGAATGTCAATAACTCCGAGCATGTCCGCACGGTCCTCAGCAGTGTTGATGACCTGGCTCGTGATGCCCGTATCCCAGGTACCCGGAACTGTGAGGAGGTTGCCCTCCACCAAGGTCGGATCGCCTGCGATTTCAACGGCTCTCTCCAAAGTGTTGTAAGCGTAGTTGTTTACACGACGTGGCAAAGATGTGTTGTTCACAGCCAAGACCGTGTTGCTTAGAGGCTCCTTCTCGGTGATGTCAAATCCATCAAATGCACCGTGGATTGGCGCAGTGAAGGAGCGGTATCCAGCCTCTAGAAGATCCTTATAGGTCTTGCCAGTTTGGGCTGTCATGGATGCTCCGCCGAGGCGAGAGCCAGAGAGGTAGTAGAAGTTGTCAGCTGTTGAGGAACTTACAACGTTATCCATTGAGAATGCGAAGCTTGCCTCGGTGACCGGACCATCAGCGGCATTTGTGCGAATGACAAAGGAACTAATGTCAAGCGGTAGCGGACGAACCATGTCGTAGTAACTGTGGTCAAACTTCAAGCTGGTCTCAGTACGTGTGGTGAGAATACCGAAGCTTGCATCTCTGGGATCTGCAAGACCGCCATCACTCGCACTGTTTCTAAGCAGCATCGCGGGGAAGTTGTAGGAACCTGAGAACCCAAATGCTGAATTCATGGTCGTGGCGCCACCGGTGGAAATGAAGGTGGTGCCGCCGCCTGCAGCTGGAGTTGGACTCCAAGGAATGGCGGTATCTCCGAGGACGGTAGTATTTCCAGTTACCGCAAGCGTTGGGGTCGGAGCGGAAGAAGTGATAGTATAGTAAGCGTTGGACTTGTGGACTTCGGAACCACTGAAGATAGCGAATCCGGAGAAGCGGGGCGGACCCATGAAGCCGAAGGGGAGCAATTCAGGTGATGCGCCACCAGCGGCAACGTCGTCAGTAACCTCTACACGAACATACTTGGAAATGTTAGCGTAGTCGCCATACTCAACCAAACGACGGTTGGTGGCATCCCACTCCATGTACTTATCGCCAATTCGTCTTGCGATGTAGTCCACAGACTCCGGGTTGAGATTAAGGTTATCATATCGCTCAATCGGGGGCTGGGGCTTAACGTCGTTATCTGTGGCGTGACGCAAGACCACAGAGAAGGAGCCGTAAGGATCCACGTCCGGATAGTCTGACGCACGAATCTCATCAATTGTAACCTTAACGTTACGCTGTAGCCACTCTCCCTGATCTAGTGCGATTAGCTTGAATAGTTTTGTCTGGCTTGCCTCCTGATAGTTGTCGTTGGGACCAAGGTCCTGCCCGAAGAAGAACGGCGTCTGACCATTCTGAGCGGATCCCTTGAAGTCATCCCAAGAAACGTTACCAGCTGTAGAGCCAGAGCTAAGAGCCGCGATGAAGCCAAACACGGTGCCTGCGGCTGAACCGGTGACGGTTCGGGTTACAAACTGCTCAAAGGAGTGTCCGAGCCAGTAGCCCTTGAAGCTGTCGCTGTTGGAGTCCGTTACGGTGCTGTTGGTGAGAACCGGGTTTGTGCAGAAAGTCTTGCGAATGAAGTTAGGGCTATCGGGGTCTAGGTTGAAACAGACCTTCTCTTTTACAACGACGCCAGCGCCGGCGGCGGTGCCGTCATCATACATAATTTCCGCAACAAACTCTTGATTGGCTTTGTTCTCAATAAGGGTAGCGGCGGAAGCAGTTGTTGCCGTGACGCCAAATCCCCTGTTGGCGACGTTTCCGTGCAAGCGGATGCTGTATCCTTCCTCCATGTACCAAACGGCAGCGAGAGATCCCGTGTATTGGCTGGAGACCGTGCCGACAGAGCTTGTGGCATCAATGAGCCAGAGACCGTAAGCACCACCATTGAGGTTAGGCTTTGGAGTATATACACCCGAGGTGTCCCAACCAGCTAGGGCTATTCCGGTACCAGCCTGATCGTCGTCCACGCCTAGTGTACGAATCATGGTAACGGGAGCTTGACCAGAATCTAGCCAGGCGCGCGCTGCATAGGAGGCATAAGTAGGACCTTCAAATGAGGTGGTGCGCCACATATCTCCATCGGCGCCTCCAGGATGGGGCTCTCCGAAAACACTGACAAACTCTGCATAAGAGGAAACTTTGACCGGACGGTTCGCCGGTCCTTTAGATGTACGACCGATGATTACTGGACCCATAGCGGTAGGCTCCGCTGGGATTTGCGAACGATCAACCTCAAACGTGAAGATGCCTGGAGAGATGAACTTGAATTTGTTTGCTCCGCTAGCCATTATTAAAATTCTCCTTACTGAACTGAACTTCCATAGTATTATGGTACTTGGGCTTCTCGTAGTAAATAGTAACTATAACATGCAAACTCCCAATATTATGCGCGATAAAAGGCTCCCGATACGGTGGTAGGAATATCTCCTAACATAACCCGCTCTCGGGGTATACGAATTTCAACAGCATTTTCTCTTATTGAGACCTTTGGGCGCTCGTCATTGTTGCCAGCACCAATTAAATAGCCTAACACCCTGGTATCTATTTGGGTTTGAAATTCTCGTTCACTATCGCCCAGGTTTGCTGAGTTATTGTTTTGGGCAAAGTCAGCTGGAAGGAAGCCCTCAAACTTATGTCCATCTGCTTCTATAAAGAAATTGTTTATCTGTCCTGTCTCAACGATGAAGGGACTTAGCATTTCATTAATTTGTTGAAAATACTCTCCACGCAATGTTACTCTATAAGTAACGTTAACGTATATGGGCAATGGCATTGTAAGAGTTTCGTATACAATTTTTCTATTGTTGTAAGGAAAGTTCTCCTGCCCAAAACCTTTACCTTGTGAATAATAAGAAGCTTTGGTGCGATAGGCGTCAGCGTTTGCAAAGTCGCCTGTTTTGTCTTGATTAATGCGGCGCGTAATATAGACCGAGCCGCCCTTGGCATCGTTTACTGGTGGGACGTTGGCTTGATAAATCCCTTTGCGACTCGGGTCCTTCACAATTGATGTTCGCTCTATTGTGACGAGCGGAAGCTTCAAGACCCCACTAGAGTCTCTTAACTCCTTGTCGTGCTTTATCTGAAACGCTCTCTCGGCGGAAACCCAAAGCAGAGGGACCTTTTCCCAACCACGGTTAGTGGTGGCAAAAATATTAAGCCTCTCATCCACCCACCTATAAAAAGCCTGGTCAATGGTCTCCAAGTTGGAGGTTCTTCCTC